CAGGCACCGTACAACCACTCACCAAGTTTCAAATTAAAATGCTTGGTTAGTCTTATTAAAAAAATTGATTATTTTTTATATATTATTTTTTGCACTATTAACAAAACAATTAAAGCTTTAAAAATGATGAATGTAAGCAATGTCTGCGACTTACCAAGCGTCTGCGACTTACCAAGCGACATTATACTACTCATTATTAAAAAACTCGGCAATTATGAATACACAATTGGTCTAAACATTACTTGTAAGTCGTTGTCTAAGTTAATTTCAAAATTTGCTGTGGCAAAGGAGATGTTTGCTGTATTGTTTAGCAGATTTAATCCATATGAGTTAATGAACTATAATCCACATCGTAAGTATATGGCAAGATGTGTAAATGAGCGTTGTAAAGAGGAAACCCATAATGCATGTATATACATATGGGAGGCTCACGATGGACTTGGTTATGTACACAGGAAACAAGATGCACAAAACACAAATTTAATGGTAATTAATAAGAAAAAGTTCTGGTTTCGCTCGCCTTATTGTTGTGAATGCTTTAAAAGACATGTTTTAGTAGGAAACAACAAAAATGTTGCGCAACATTACGGAAATTATTGTTATGGAATGCAACAAGTAGTTGTAACCTTTAACACAACACAACCCTCTAGTTGGTATGATTGTGCAAGAAATTGGTATGGACCATTAGTTGAGAGACAGGTGCGCCTTTTAAATGGTTATTATGAGCCGTCTTATAGAGAATGCGCTCTATGATGGCATTAAATGTTATAACATCATTTTTATAGATGTTGTTATACTTTTTTAAAATTGATTTCTTTTTTTTGCCATTTATTTATAGCCCGGTCAAAAAGAGAGAAGCGAAAAGCGAAAAGCGAAAAGAGAGATGATGATGTGCCAAGCTTGCGAGTTCAAGATTTGCGAGCTCAACATTTGCGACTTGCCAAGCGAGCTCATTGCTATGATTGTTGACCGGCTCGGAGACAAAGACTACCTCGTTTGCTTCAAGGAGACGTGTGTGCTGTTTAGCAAATGTGTGAGCCAGTTTTACATTGCCGGGCAGATGGTGGCTACATTGTACGGAGTGTTTACTGAGCGCTACGTTGACAAGCGTTTTGAGTACCAGTATGTGATGGGTGACTGTGCGAACGCAAACTGCTACTACGATACTGAAGCAGTGTGCGAGTATGTATGGAATTATGGACACAGACGCTACTATCATCGCATTCAAAAGCCCATGCAATGCACGACCATGTTTGTCGATGGAAAAGAGTATCCGGTTAAGCATCATTATTGTGCTGAGTGCTTTGTGAAGTTTGTTCTAGTTGGGTCAAATCCAAACGCGTCACGGCACTACGGGGACTATACTAGCGACGGTGACAAGCAAGTGAACGTGACCTTTAACACAGAGCCAACGCCTTCGACGTGGATACATTACCAAACAGGAACAAAGGAACCACTGACCAAGTGGCAAGTAGATGCTCTAAATGGTAAGTTTCCATAGCATATACTTGTGTTGTGTTGTGTTGTGTTGTGTTGTGCTGTGCATTTTCTCTTTTTACTTTTCTTTTTTAACTTCTTTATCTTGCATTTCTTTTTTTTATTTTACTTCTTCCTTTTCTTTTACTTCTTCCTTTTCTTTTACTTCTTCTTTTTCTTCTTTTTCTTCTTTTACTTCTTCTTTTTCTTCTTTTACTTCTTCTTTTTCTTCTTTTACTTCTTCTTTTTCTTCTTCTTTTTCTTCTTTTAGTTTTTCCATGGTTAATGAATATAGTTGAACTAAAACTGAAATAAATAAATATCCTATAAAATACACCGTAATATACTTTAGACTGTTTGATCTAATAAAATAATATAGTATTATATATATAATCATATTCATAAGTCTAGCAATCATCTTAGCAAATGAATACTCATCTTTAACAGCAGGACCTATTAATGGTTCAAGGGCAGACGTAAATACATAAAATATACTTATTAATTTATCACTTAAACAAAAAGATGTTATTTTTTTATAATCTATTATTACAAATAATAACAAAAAAGAATATAATAGCGATTGTTCATAAGGTTTGCTATAAGCTTCTTTATTTCCAAAACTATGTAGTATATTAAGTAAATAACTAAATAAAAAAAATAGTGGTTCTTCTATGCTTGCTGCTGTAAATGTAATATAATGAATGCCTTTTAAAAATTCCATTAATGTATTATTATGAAACTTTTGTAAAAAATGATTGTCTTCTAAATCATCGTATAGTTTTGCTGCTGCACCTGCTAATAATGCTATTAATGAATACATATAATTTTATATAATAATATAATAATATAATAATATAAAATTGTAAAATAAACGAAATGATTATCTCTCGTAACTATTCGACCAATTTAAAACCGTCTTGTATAATATTATAGTTAAAACCCCAATCATCTATAGCTTGGGGTGTTATACATCCATTTTTTAGCGCCTCATTATAATTCCAATAATGTTGCGGCTCAAGTATCCATTGTTGGCTATTTAAATCGACCAATCCAGACGCATCAAAATCAAATAATTTATAAACTCCATCCACTGATTTAGCCAAATTATCGAATTTCCAATCTACATACATAATTCCTAGGCCTTGTAAATAAGTTTTAACTTTTGCCATTAGCTCTTGTATTTCAATTAAATCGTCATAGCTTGTCGGTTCAAGACCAACACAACATGAGGCCGATTTTTCGGTGCATAATTGCTCCATAGTAATATAATCATCTGTTACATCATAATAATTAACTATATTAGGATGAGGATGATCCATTAATATTTTAACAATTGTTCGTTCAACTTTATTTGAATATGCATGGTTTCTAGTGCGTGGGGGACCATATTTTCTAAAAAAAGGAAGTCCGTCATAAGTTTCGTCGGTTTTTGATGCGCTATCACTATTCATATCATAAATGGTTGACTTATTCATGGTCTTCTCACTCTTTTACTAGTTTTGTTTTTAAATAGTAACTGTGCAATATCTTTAAATAGTTTGTGTTTATTCTTCTTGCTGGATTTAAGCGCCATTTTTTTTTTGCAACTGAAACCGTTTATTTTTAAATGTTTGCGTTGTATAACGCTATAAATACATATGCCAATAGCCCGGCTTTCTGGATTATTTGCGTTTGGAACTTTTTTGATACAACTACACAACTTTTCGGCAATAATACGCTCTGCCAATTTTTTTACATGGCTAGTGCTAGTATTTTTATATTCTACATTGTAATAATCTAAAATTTTTATATAGTCTGCTTTAGTTAAATTCATATATTATATTATATTATATATTATATATAATATAATTTAATATGAATATTAAAAAATTGTTTAGTTATACATTAGTATTATCTATATATATTCAGTTAATAACATTAATAATAGGTTTATTTGTATCAAAAAAAAATATGCCACCCGAATATGTGTTAATCAGGGAGTTGCTTTATCTAGAATTATTTGTTCAAATAATTGAAGGATCTTTTTATATTTGGCTAGCTTTAAATTTTAAGAATGTTGTAAATATTACACCTACAAGATACATGGATTGGGTAATTACCACACCAACCATGCTTATAACGTTGATTTCATATTTATTATTTTTACAGGCTAAAGTTACACACCAAACTCATAATTTAACATTAACCTCTATATTTAAAAATAATTATCAAACGCTTATTCCAATAATGTGTTTAAATTGGTTAATGCTTTTATTTGGGTATCTTGGCGAAATAAAGGTACTTTCACTATTTTACAGTGTAATGCTGGGTTTTATACCATTTTTAATTTATTATATCATGATTTATAAAAATTATGTAGTACATAATAGTACAGGATTTAATATATTTATATATTTTTTCTTTTTTTGGTCGTTATACGGAATAGCAGCATTATTACCATATTATACAAAAAATATATTATATAATATATTGGATCTATTTGCTAAAAATTTCTTCGGTATATTTTTGGTATATATTATTTATACAAATAATTATTAGTAATACTACTTACTCCGTCTTGAATAAGTGCTTTTGTTTTAGTTTGAAAATATTGCTCAAACGACCCAATTATTGTAGTTGATAATAATAAAAATATGCCGGATGAAAATACTAAACGTCTGTCAAATTCGCCAAATTCGTGGTTCTTATATGTAAAAGGGTTGTAGGTTATAACCAGCAAAATCCCTATATATATTTGCAAAAAAGCTTTCAAATATTGCAAATATTGTGGCGCAAAACCACCTATTCCTAATAACACAATAATGTATAATACAAAACTTATGTTTATTGAATATAAAAATAATAATTCGCTAAATTTTTTGATTTTATACATATTACTAATAATACAAAATATTAATAATACAAAAATATTAATAATACAAAAATATTAATAATACAAAATATTAATATTTTTTACCAAACTTTTTTCATGAATTTTTTAATAAAAAAAATTACGGAAAAATATGGAAAAATATAAAAAAACATGTGAAAACCCCAACATCAAACACCTTACCATGTATGGTAACAAATTTACAAAAATAAAACAAAACAACGCAGCAAAAGTTTAAAGGTAATAATCTCTCTTTTTTCCAAAATATATTTCAAGAATTTTTTAGGATTTGGACATTTATAAATGTCCATTTTTACTTTACACAACCCTTTATAGATTTTTTTGTTGAAAAACATGGTTTTTTCAGGTTTTGCATCATTATGTATTAACAAATTCAATTTTAGACATTTAAAACATGAGACCATGATTTTTTTAGGCCCATTTTTAGAAATTTTGCGCGTTTTTTATAAGTATTAAATACTTATAAAATACTTATAAAATACTTATAAAAAACGCGCCAAAAAGCGCCACTTTTTAGCGACACTAAAAATCCTTACCATGTAAGCAGCGAAATATAATTTTTTTCAAAAAAACATGAGACCTTATTTTAAAATACTTATAAAAGCGCTTTTTCGCGCAAAAAGGATTTAAGGATTTTTATATATACTATAATATACTATATTATAGTTAGTAAATGACCCATAATAAGGATATAGTTAAGGATGATAAAACTAAATATTTGTATAAATGTAACTTTTGCGATTATAATACATTTAAAAAGGGAGATTATGGGAGACACATACAAACAGACAAACATAAAAATAATGAATTAGCTGTAAATAGCACAGAAAAAACATACAACACACCTAATAAAAGTTATATTTGCGAATGTGGCAAAAGTTACAAACACAACCAAAGCTTATATAATCATAAAAAAAAATGCGCTATTAGTACTAATTTAGACCAAGACAAAAATAACGCTACAAACAATGGCGAAGCCCAAGACCTAAATAAGGATAATATTAGCCATAACATGATATTAAAGCTATTTACCGAAAACAATGATATTAAAAATTTACTATTAATTCAACAACAACAAATCATGGAACAACAAAAACAATTAGGAGAACAACAAAAACAATTAATAGAATTTGTCCCTAAAATAGGCAATATTACAAACAACAATACACTTATAAAACAAAATTTTAATATTAATGTGTTTTTAAATGAGCGTTGTAAGAATGCCATAAACATGAACGATTTTATAAAACAAATAAAATTAACATTGGAAGATTTAGATTTAACAAAAAACAAAGGTTTAGAAACCGGACTGAGTAACGCAATTATACAAACAATAAATAAATTATCCCTTTTTGAGAGACCGTTACATTGTACCGATCCAAAACGCGAAACATTATACATAAAAGACAACGACTTATGGGAAAAAGATAGCGATAAGACAAAAATAAAAGGGGCTTTACATAATTTAAATAAAGCCCATTTTAAACTAATTCAAGATTGGATTGCCAAAAATCCCGATTTTAAAGAAAACGACGCAAAGCAAGACTATTTTGCTTATTTATTGAAAACATGCTCTGTTAATTTAAAAACAATTGATGATAAAATAATTAAGAAAATTTGTCTTTGTAATAATTTAAAGATCAATTTAAAAGAATTTGAAAATATTAATTATGATTAATTATGATTAATATTTCAAATAATAATATACGCTTATATTAGTAGTTTAATATAATATGAGTGATGGCAATTATGAGGATATGCCAAGAAATGAAGCATCCAACGTACAAACACAAGGAACTGATGGAAAAGCCGCAACAGACGCAAAAGCTACTATGAAAGATGAAAAGTTTAATAAGCAAAATTTATTAAAGCGATTTAGTCTAGCAATTGCAGAGTTATTAAGAAGAATATATAAGGCAACAACATGGATTATGGATCTTTTTACTAAATTAAAAGCTAAGCTTTTTGAAATGCTAGGAAAGGTTTCTGGAAAATTTAAATCAAATAACAATAAAATAACTTATAATAAGCCTTTACACTCGACAAATGTAATTCCAGGAATATTTACCGGTTTAATTGTATTATTTTTAATAATTTTTTTAACATGGGTAAAAATACAATCATTTTTTAAATGGATATCAGATGGTTATATTGACTTACCGGATTTACCGATTTCGTTTGAAAAAAAGCCGACACAAGTAATATATTCTTTATTTTTTGTAGTTACAAGTATTTATTTAATATTTTATTTATTGATTGATTATTTACCCCGAATTAAAGACGAATTAGACATTATTCAAATATTTAAACAATTAATTGGATCCTTATACATATTATGGCCTATTGCGGTTATAGTAATGGGTTCTATAATAGCAAAAGCATTTTATAAAATGGCGTGCGGTCACAATAAACCTAATTTATTAAATTTTGCTAAAATAGTGGAGTCGTCATTATTATTTGTATTAGGTATATGTGTATTAATTATGGTTATATTACTAATACGTCCTATTAAATGGATATTACTCAAAATTCCCGGTTTATGCAATATTATTGAAAAACTTAAGAGTTACACTGCAATAATTATAAAATTTATTGTAATTTATATATTATTGAGATTATTAACATTAATAGTTGAAGATGTTGGTTCAAATAAGTTAATATTTTTTATTAGTATATTAAATAAAAAAATAGAACCTCCACCTGTAGATTGTAATGCTCCCAGCGCTAAAAAACTAACTGATAAGCAGGCTTTCGCGGAAAAAGTATATAACTATATAACAGGGATAATTGTGTGTTTATTGTTAATATTTATTATAGTTCTTCAAGTTCCACATCCATACATGAGTGCAGCTAAGAAAATAGATTTTGCTATTGGTCTAGCATTAAAAAATTTAACAGTTAGAATTACTAATTTAATAAGTGAAAATAATTGCACAACCGATAGATGTTATGGGTCTGGAATAGGTAGTAAAACAGGGAAAAAATCAGGAATGTTTTCAGACATGAAGGCTAAATTTTCCGGAATAGTCGGGGATAAGGTTGGTGCGTTAAGTAGTATGGCAGGAAATGTGGCAGGAAATGTGGCAGGAAATATGGCAGGAAATGTGGCAGGAAATATGGCAGGAAATATGGCAGGAGTGGCCTCTATGGCCCAAAATATGCCCGCCTCTATGGCCCAAAATATGCCCGCTGCTATGGCCCAAAATATGCCCGCTGCTATGGCCCAAAATATGCCCGCTGCTATGGCCCAAAATATGCCCGCTGCTATGGCCCAAAATATGCCCGCTGCTATGGCCAAAAATACGGGCCCTATGTCTGGCTTTCAAATGCCACAAATGCAGCCTAATATGGGCAATCAACTACAAGGAGCTATGTCTTCTTTCATGGGCAATCAAAATCAAATGCAGCCAAATAATATGGGTAATCAACTACAAGGAGCTATGTCTTCTTTCATGGGCAATCAAAGTCCAGGCAATCAAAAGCTTGCTAATATGGCTTCTAATGGTATTACAAGTATGCTAACTAATTCTGGACAAGGATCCAAACAACCATTTGGAGATGTAAGAAATCAAATAGGCAAAAGTATTGGTTCAGCTTTAACTAATAAATTTAGCAATACTCCACTCCAACAATTAGGCACAGGTTTAAGCAAAGGATTAACCAACAAATTAAACAATGTTACACAAAATCATGGAAATACTATTAATAAATTAGGATTAGGATCCGTTATGAAAGCAGCAACACCAATAGCAACAGCAACACCAATAGCAAGTACAACTCCAATAGCTAGTCCAATAGCAACTGCAACTCCAATAGCAATTGCAAGACCAATAGAAGCAAAACCAGCACCAGCACCAGCACCAGCACCTGCATCAGCACCCTCAAAAAAATAAATAGTTACATCTAAAATTTTTATAATGTATTAAAGTAAAAATTTTAGAATTAAAACGATGATCCAAATCAACCTCCTAAAGCACCATTGGCAGCCATAGGCTCCATTGTTTCCATAAATGCGTTTTGCATGGCTTGGCCTTGATAATTAGTTCCTCCATTCATCATATTAGGGAGTGCATCAATCATAGAAATATTATTTTGAGCAGGCAATTGATTAGCCCGAGGAGCCATTAAAGTATTGTCTAGTGTGTCCGCTCTGCTAACTTGATGAATTCCAGGTGTAGCAATACCTTGCTGTACTTTTGCATTTCCATGATTGCTTGCACCAACAAGTGGGCTTTTACCATTCCATAATTCCATTGCTCTACTATAGAGAATATTGATTTTTGCTCCTAATTTTGTTTGCATAGTTATAATTAAGATCAATGTAGGAATAATGAAACTAATTTCATTAAATTTGGAATAAGGCACCTTACTGTATGTTGGAAAATAGCGGGTAATTTTATCAATAAAAAATATTGCTATAAACAATATACCTAATTGAAGTATTATTTCAAATAATAATTCTAAATTATCCTTTTTATCATTGTCTTCAGGAATATATTCTTTTACAAATTTTAATAATAGTATAACAGGAATTAGAGAGAATATAAGATATTGTAACATATTAAATAAAACGGCTTTGTTATCACTATCAAAGTTAAAAACATAATAGAAAAAACCGGATGGGCTAAGTCTATTACTGCTTCCGCCGGTCATTAACATTTGATTATCCATAGGCTCCATAAATATTATTATATATATAATTTAAAAAAAATAATATTATTTCTAAATAATGTTATTTCTAAATAACATAAAACATTTAAATAAATAAGATAATTAAGATAATTAAGATAATATGTTATTTATTTAAATTTAAATAAATAATTGTAATAAATAACATACTATTTATTATGACCTGTTATAGTTATAAAATATTAAATAATACTACAAAACCCATTCTTAGCAATGTTGATGTGGTTCTTGTATTAGCAATGGAAGACGACAACAGATTTAATGAAGACCCTTTTTTATTAAATCTTGCCAAAAAAACAATAATTCAATATAATAAAGGATTTAAAAAGTGTTGCAAGCCATCAATAATTAATAGTCCAAAAAATGATATAGTCCATGCATATTATACAGCTTTTAACTACTTAACACCATACAATAATGTAATTATTTTAGAAGACGATGCACAAGTTATAAATAATGATCCATTAATTTATGAAAAAATCGATGCATTTATTGCTACAACAAATTTCAATATTTTCACATTTGGTTCATTTGGATTATTTTCAAATTATAATGATGATTTTTTCAAGTTAGACCATAGTTTTTTTGGTGCAGCTCAAGCAATTATATATTCACATGATGCAAGAAGTAAGTTAATAGAAGACATTAGCTTATCTAATTTTAATAAAGGCCATATAGATATTACATATATAGGAAACTTACCAAACAAATTCACTTATAAATATCCGCTCATTATTCAGTTGTTTCCTAAAACAAATAATAAAAATTCGTGGTTTGCTAATATTTTTATTTTAACTCTTACTAATTTTTTAATAACACTATTTAGATTAGATAATAGCGTAGATAGTTGGTTTTTATATTATGTTATATTTACAAATTATATATTAATAGTAAAAATTGTATTGTTGTTGTTGTTAATAATAACATTTAGCACGCTTTATTTTCACATATAATAATGTTAATTTAGTTAAAACTTATATTGTTTAATATATTAAATATATTATATTAACTTTTTAAATGGAAACAATTAAAGAAGACATAACAAAAGAAATAGAAGATGCGAAAGAAGAGAAAGAAGAGAAAGAAGAGAAAGAAGAGAAAGAAGAGAAAGAAGAGAAAGAAGAGAAAGAAGCGAAAGAAGAACAAGAAGAGAAAGAAGAGAAAGAAGCAAAAGAAGAACAAGAAGAGAAAGAAGAACAAGAAGCAAAAGAAGCAAAAGAAGAGAAAGAAACATATTCATATATTCAATTAATTATAGAAGCTCACAAATTGTTATGTATACAAGTTGTAACAATATTTATTATATCATTATTATATATAAATTGCTACGATGATAATATTTATGATTTTATAATATATTTTTGTTTTGGGTTAGTTATATCAATATTATTTGTCGCATCATTAGTACTAATAAAAAAATTCAATATAATATCAAGAGAACAACATTATAAAAAATATGCCCCTTATGTATTAGATTTTTTTAAGAAATATATAAATTTTAGTGGAGAAAATATAGCGTTTCTTTATGCATTAGTAAGTTGTGTTATTCATTTATTATTATCAATAATGGCATTATTATATGTTAAAAAATATATAAAAACTTCCAAAAAATCCAATTATGCTTTGCTAATTTCGGCATTGTTATTTATGGCTTATGCATATATTAATGTATATGTTAATGATATTTTTAAAGTATATACCAAAACGTTACAATTAACACGCAACGAATATAACATATCTCTCTTTTCTATGACAGTAACCTATAGTGGGTTACTTTATTACTTTGAAACTATAAAAAATGAAAAAGCTGATTTATTAAATAAATTAATAAATTAATATTATTTAAATAATATGTAATAATATGTAATATAATTTAAATAATAATTAAATGTTGAAACGGTGTTGCGAGACAAATAAGTATAGACATAACAAATATAATGAAGAAAATCAATATTTAAATTTATTAGATGATATATTAGCAACGTGCAACAATCAAGAAGGTAGAAATGGGAAAACTTTATCTATTTTCGGTTCTACAATGCATTTTACATTAGAGCATAATAAAATTCCTATTATGACCACAAAAAAGGTCGCATGGAAAACATGTTTGCGTGAATTATTATGGTTTATTAAAGGAGATACAAACAACAAGCATTTAAAGGAGAAAAATGTCCACATATGGGATGAAAATGGATCACGACAATTTTTAGATGGTCGCGGACTAAGTAAGTTTATGGAAGACGATTTGGGTCCGATTTACGGCTTTCAATGGCGTCATTACAATGCCAAATATATTGATTGTAATAGCGACTATAGCAATAAAGGTATTGACCAGTTAAAAGAGGTTATTGAGTGTTTAAAAGATCCAGAAAAACGGAATTCGCGAAGAATGATTATTACTGCATGGAACCCGTGCCAACTTGATATTATGGCATTACCGCCGTGTCATATTTTTATGCAATTTAATGTAACAAATAATAATAAATTAAGCTGTGCCATGTATCAGCGCTCCAATGATGAGGCATGTGGAACATGTTTCAATATTGCATCATATTGTTTTTTAACTCACTTATTAGCAAAGCATTGTGATCTAGAGCCTTATGAATTTTTATATTATAAGGGTAATTGCCATATATACGAGGAGCATATTGACAACATTAAAATGCAGCTACAGCGCGAGCCTTTTGAATTTCCTACATTAGAAATTATAAATAAGCGTGAGCATATTGAAGATTATGTAGAAACCGATTTTGTTGTTACTAATTATAAGCATCACGAGGCTATTAAATATATTATGAAACCGTAATAGCAAAATAGCTATTATACAACCAAATAACTTATATTATTATTAAATAATATAATAATAATATGGTTTAAAAAATAGACATTACTATATTGTAAATATGTCAACATCCGCTTTAGCATCCGCGCGAAGAAGGCGAGCAACAAATGAAACCCAAGTAGCGCCGACTAGTACTATTCCGCCTGCTAATACAATAAATGCTGCCACTAGACCAGGTCAAGTGGCTAGTCCAAGAGAACAAGGCCAAGGTCAAAGCCAAAATCAAACATTAACGCCTTTACAAATATTACAAATTCATGATATAAAATTAAAAGAATTAGAGACATTAGTTATGGATTTTACAGATGAAGATGCGTTGTCGAAGTTTATAGATGATAAATTTGATACTATGTTACCTTCTAAAAATGGGACACCTAATAATCAAAGCCAAAGCCAAAGCCAAGGCATGCCATTGTATGAGGAAAAATTACAAATGTTTGAGAAGCATTTAGAACAAAAAATAGAATTACAAAATAATAAAATAGATGAGTTTAAGGTAGCAATTAGAGAATTAATAAATAATATTAAGGAAGACAACACAAATATAATGAAATATATTAATAGTAATATTCAAAATCAAATAACAAGTAATAATAATTTATTAAATGATAAACTAGGACAAAATTGTGAAAAAATGAATAATTTTGATAATATATTGAGAGAATTTAACGAGTTAAAACTGTTAGTGATCAAATCTCAAACTATGTCTTTAGAAATGTCAAATAGTGTTAATAAGCTATACGAGCAGTGTAATTATAATAGCACAAAAGCAAAGGCTCTCGAAGAAGATGTTGCATTATTACATAGTAAAAAGCATACTAATAGTAGCAATATTATGCTACAATCTCTATTAAACGGATCATTGTTCAATTCTGGGGAGTTAAAGCCTTTTGCTTTTAATGCTGATGGTCTAGATTGTGGTGATTGTGGCAATTGTGACAATTGTGGTGATGACGGAGAAAACACCGATTTAGATGAAATTAAGAAATTAAATATTGATTTCAACAATAATGAGTTATTATTAAGTGAAGAGCAAATAGAAGATTTATTAAACATAACACCGGCTAATTCGAATATTAGTATTCATGAAATAATTACAAACGATGAAACAACAATTAACGTGGAAGCGCCAGTGCAAGAAGCGCCAGTACAAGAAGCGCCACAAACCGAGGAGCCAGTACCTGAGGAGCCAGTACCTACAGAAGAGCATGTATCTAGCGAGCATGTACCTACAGAGCATGTACCTAGAGAGCCACTACCTACAGAGCCATTATCTACAGAGCCACTACCTACAGAGCCACTATCTACAGAGCCACTACCTACAGAGCCCGCAATATAAGAAACCAAGCCATAATGAAAAATCAAGAAATTATTATTTATTTATGTTAAAATAAAATAAATAATATGTAATTAATTAATAATAGTAATGCTAATAATAATAAATTTATTAATATGTTGTGTTGTGTTGTTTATATACATACATATATATAAACATAATAAAACAAGCAATTATTTAGAATTGTATGAGATGGAAAACCTATCAAAAGAAAAATTGGAAGATGTAATAAATTTTAAACAGCCTTTGCTATTAAATAATTATTATTTAGCCAAAAATATTAACATGAAACAATCGGATCCTAATTATTCATTATTTAATGTAAATATATATAACAATAACAGCACTAATTTATGCAAGATAAATTTGCGGGATTATTACAATATTATAAGTAATAATAACACTACAAATTATTTGAGTTACAATAATGAGGAATTTTTACAAGAAACAGTAATCGACAAAATATTGCGCAATAATGATATATTTTTTAGACCACCCAATGTATGTAACAAAAATTATGACATTATTATGGGGGCAAAAAATAATAATACAAGATTAAAATACAGCATAAACAATCGCAATTTATTATATGTATCAAGCGGACTAATAGAGGTAACATTGTGTCCGCCAAAATATTATAAAAATTTGCATGTTAAAAATAATTATGAAACCATGGAGTTTTACTCGCAAATAGATATTTATAATGTAGAAAGCATTTATAAGAATGATTTCAACAAAATCAAATTTTTGAGACTAACTTTAGGGTTAGGTCAAGTTCTTGTAATACCGCCTTATTGGTTTTATAGCATTAAATTTTTAGAAAAGCATTCATTAGTTTTTTTGAATACTTATAATACCTATATAAATGTGATTTCAACGTTACCTTATATATGTATGCAAATACTGCAACTAGGTAATATTAAATTAAATGTAATTAAAAATAATTATTATAAAGGGCAAAATAAAGAACTTGAAGAAAAAGAACTTAAAGAAGAACCAATAGAAAAAGAACTTAAAGAAGAAAGCATGGAAAAAGAACTTAAAGAAAAAGAACTTAAAGAAAAAGAATTTAAAGAAAAAGAATTTAAAGAAAAAGAACTTAAAGAAAAAGAACTTAAAGAAAAAGAACTTAAAGAAAAAGAATTTAAAGAAAAAGAACTTAAAGAAAAAGAACTTAAAGAAAAAGAACTTAAAGAAAAAGAACTTAAAGAAAAAGAACTTAAAACAGAAAGCAAAGAATAATAATATTTTTATCTAAACATAAACATAAAAATATAATAATAAACAAGTCTAATATTTTAGTTAGTCTTATATGTTGTTAAATAAGTATAAAATAGTTTCAAATATATCCAATGGAGAATTTGGAGTAGTTTTAAAAGTAGCATATAATGACAAATTTTATGCACTTAAATATGGACCTAAAGACTTAATAAAATATGAAATACAAATATATAAACAACTGCGATCAGTTGCCAATATTTCAACGCTACATGATGTATTTGAGCACAATAATGAACTATATATGGTACTAGATTTATATGCTATGAATTTGGTAGATTATAAAGTAAAATGCTATAATAGTGAAAGCTATTACGAGAGAACTATATGCATTATAAAAGATTTATTAATAATAATTAAATCTCTTCATGAACATAATATAGTACATAGAGATCTAAAACCCACCAATGTGTGTTTGGATAATAATTATAAGTTATATTTAATAGATTTTGGCATTTCTAAAATATATAGGCACAACAACATTCACAATAAAGAAACACAAATAAAATCAGTAATAGGATCTATAAATTTTTCAAGTTTAAATATTTTAAATTTAATAGAGCC